CTTCTTGAACAACTAGAGGATCGTCTGGAGGTGGGGGATCAGAGGGACCAGAAGGACTAGTAGGATCTGGAGCTGGTAATACTGTTGATGGGATTGTTTTACTAATATTGTATTTGATATCTGGAACTGCAGATTTCTTGTAGGAGTTGTCTCTGTTTAGATTACCATCTGATAATACTAACTCTGTTCCTCCTAACTCTCCATTATACAATGGTGATTGATCATCAATAACCTTAGAGATAGATCCTGTTTTATTACTCAAGGTAATAGTGTGAGTGGTAGATTCTTCAGAAGGAATAACATTACCTTCAGTACCTTCTACCTCTAACATATCAATAGATCCAGTGTACTCATGTTGTGTGACTACAGGAGGAGGTAAGGTTATCTTACTCCTATCTAAAAGATGTGGTTTGATTAGAATACCTGTACTTACATTTACCCTTCCAGGTACAAAGTCCTTGATCATCTTGAATAACTGGAGGTCAAAGAACTTCATCAATCTGATTACAGAATAAAGATTGTACCTGTCTAAACCATGAGTTACTATCTTATTTAGGTTCTGTAGTGACTTGTATTTATCTCCTTTTCCCTCTCCAGGGTCACCAATGTGTTCATCTACATTGAAACCACTCCCCATTACATAGGCGTCTAACCCTTCATCAGGGATTGAGTACGCTGATGGTTCAGTGTAAAAGGTTTTTATGTTCTCTTCTATAAACCTATTTGATTCATCAGTTGGTGAGATACCTACATCAATAACATGGATATCTTGACTGATAACATCCTCTACCTTCCTGATGGAAGTGTAAGGAGATAAGGTCTTACCTATGTATGATCCAGTGTTACTTATCTTTATCTTCTCTAAATCTGAAGAGATAGGGAAAGTGTATCCAGAGTAAAACTCTTCATTTTGAATCTCTCCTCCATACTCCTGAATGTAAATAGATCCAGTGTTTAGACCATATCCAGCGGGTACCCCGAAAGTAGTAATAAGAGATTTCAAACCTCTCAAGGTTCCTTTTGTTTTAGTTAGGTAAGGTAAGTTGTGGTAAAGTCTCTTGTAAGTCTCTTGAACAATATCCTTGTCAGGTGTAGGTTCATTTGACGCTGTTACAAAAGTATTTATCTCTTCAGATCCAGATTGATAAAACTCTCCTTGTAAAGTAGCCGCTAGGTTCTTTGAAGAGAAGTTGGAAGAGTAAAGTTTAGTACCAAAAGATTTTAGTAAATCTCCAACTAACTCCTTTGATACTCCTCTATCTAATCTGTTGTCAGTATCATATCTTTTTGATAATCCTTTCGCAGATACCCATAACTGATCAAAATGTTGACCAATCATATCTAAGAATAGTAAATGTGAGGAGTTGTTCTGATCCTCTCTGATAAACTCTGGTAAAGTGTATCTTAGTCTACTACTGTTATCTTCATCATAAAGACTTGCTGATTCTATCTCCTGGTTGAACCATTGAGAAGAACTAAATACTGTCTCTACTTCATATGGTTTAGTATCATTGGATTTCGGCCAAGACTTTGAACCACTCTGATAGTAAAGGAATCTTTCATATCCATCAAACCTACTTGTGATATCAATAATGAGATTATCAAAGTGTAGTTTATTGTGTAAGTCAATAGAAGAAGAGTGTTCATAGTTCTCTAATAACTCTAACTTGTATTTGAAGTTTACCAGTCTCTCTTCCGCTGATGAGAAGTTGATGAAGTTTTCATATTCTGAATAGTCAATGTTTACCTCTACTCCACTCTGAGATAAGAAAGTACTTACCTCATAATAGTTCCTACTAACTGGGTAGTTGTAAAGGTCTTCAAAAGACATAAACTCAGTAGACTGAGTGTTTACCTCTTCTACTAAGTTGAAGTTTGGTCCTCTCAAAGAAGGAAGAACTACTTTTTCAGGTTGTACTTCTCCTACTACAAAATAAGAAACACTATCACTGATAATCTTATCAAAGGTAAAAGTATCTTTTAGTACATAAGAATCTGGTAGAGGTTCATACAACTTGATAACCATCTCACCATTGTACTCTCCTACATTCAATCCAATGAAAAGATCATTCTTTCCAAAGTTCAACCTAATCTCATCAAAGTAACTATCATTACTTAAAATGTCTTCCAATACCTCTAAAGTATCATCATAAGACTCATCAACAACTAAAGGAGTAACCCCTACTTCTGTCCTGTCAGGAGAAATACTACTAATGTAAAAAGTGTTAGATAATCTCTCTAAGAAGTTGTAGGTAGTGAAAACATCTCCATATTCATATCCATTGGATTTGATGTCTTCAATAGGATCTAAATAAACATTACTACCATTGACAGAGTTCAATAACATCTGTACTCCTCTGTAGTTTATGTTCTCAAATAAATGAGTCTGAGTAATATCACTAATGTGTAACTCTACAACATGTTTCTCTTGATCATAAGAAGAGTTGATATTGAAACTTTCATTCACAGATAAGTCTTGAGTAGAGAATGTTTCTACTCCCGCTTCTGTCAAGTCTCCAGGAAATACTGTGTAGTTGATTGTCGCCATTTATCTAAGGAATGTTGTTTTTGGATTGATCTATTTGGAAGTTCAATATCTCTCTTTCTTTCTCTAATAACTCACTTCTTAGTTCAGAGATCTCTTCTAATAAAGGTTCAATGATCTCATTTGTATTATCTACTTGAACTAACTCACTACTTCTCTCAATAAGAGTAGTGTGAGATAAATCTCCCTCTAAAGGTACCTCTAAGTAAAGTTTTTCATACAATCTGAATAACTCTTCTACAGTATCTGTATCCTCTACAGGAACTGGATCTGTGTAGAACTTGAAATCAGTATTGATGGTCTTATCAAATGATTTCTTATCTATTACAGTCCTTCCTACTCTGTATTCTTCTTTAGACATTTTGTACTACTTTGAAAATAACATCATCATCTAAAACTAACTCACTACCATCAATAGTAGTTTTTACTAATACCTTGTAATATCTCTCTGGTTGAATACCCTCAAAATAAACATCAAAGTGATTACCCTTCTCATCACAACTGATCTTTGTAAACTCTCCAAAGTCACAAACCATTACCCCATTGTAGTAATCCTGGATACCCCAGTAACTCTCTTCTGGTAAAATGTGATTTGTTAGATACGCTGATTCTGTTGAGAAGGTTCTAATAGGAAACTTAGGTCTTACTGTCAATCTAAATCTCTGTTTACCCTCATTGATGTATTCTGATCTGTTGTTGATGTTGTAAACTACCTCTGTAGTATCTACCTCAGATAAACTACCTGTCTCTCTTACAAAATCATTCCATCCACACTCTAAGTAAGGAGGATGTACTGTTCCAGTATCACTGGAGAAATATTTTAGTCTGAAGTCAGTATCTAAATCACTTTCTAAGTCATCAGAAACCTTTACTACAATACCATGATTGTTAGAGGGATCAGAGAATACAGTGTCTACAATAGAACTAATATCCATTGTTACATCATGAGTATGTGTGATTCCATAAGAAACACTTCCTGATACTGATCCAGTGTCAAATCCTACTCTTGTTTCCCAGGAAATACCATCTGTAACTGTAGGTACATTGTTGTACCTTCCAGTACCATTATCCCAGGATCCTAATAAAGGATAAGATTCTAAAGTGTAAGAGGTTGGAATACTCTCAGCGTTCGCTACAAATAACTTTAGATTAGAGGTTAGATCATTACCTAGAGATAAAGATCTTACTCTTCCTAAATCTTCATCTGAGAAGGATAGTAACGCTCTTGATTTGTAGTTTGTTCCACCTACTCTGTAGTTACCTACTTCTAAGATCTCATCTAATCCAGTATTGGATGTAGGTTTTTCGCTTGTAATAAAAGCGTCTTTGTTTGGAAAGATTCTAAATAATGCCATCTTAGATTGTTGTTACTCTACCAATAATATCTGTCTCTGGGAACTTTATCTCAAACATACAAGGGTCGTAAGAAGGATAAACAACACCATCTCTTGTCGCTCCCTTGATATCATAACTGAACTGTGAGTAGTTTCCTCCTGCCTTGTTTGTAATGTCAATATTCTTTACTGTCTGTACACCTGATACTTTATCTAATAAAGTGTAGACCTCTGATAAGTTGATGGATTGATTGATGTTCCATCTGGTTGTCTTGAAGTGATCTCTCAAGGCGTTGTTACACCTTAGTAAAACTTCTCTCGCTACTTCATTAGGTCTGATTACTATCTCAAAAACAATACCAATGTTTACAATAAATGCATCTCTTAGATTTATTGAATCAGTTATCATCTTGTATTGAGATAAGTAAGTCTGTAAGTTCTTCTTTATTAGATTACCTACATTAGATAACTTACCTTCATTATCATATCCTAAAATGTAAAGAGATATTCCTAATGGATTTGCTTCTAAAATAGAATCTGCGGTATTAGTATTCTTTGTCAGTTGATCTTGTGCTGCGAATGCTTTAGCAATAGATCCGAACTTAGCAGGCATAGATAAAGATCTAACTACATAGTCTTCATTAGTAACGGCTCTTAGTTGCTCTCTATACGCTTTTGCTGAGTTTTGTCTAATCTCTTCTGCTGTATCTGCATCCTTACCTCCTGTTGCTGCTTTAGGATTAGTAAAACTTACATCTGAAGGAGATGCTCCTGTTAGTGATACAATCTTCCTAATAGTATTGTTAGGTACATTTGATGCTATTCCTCCTCCTGATAAATAAGTAACTGTTAGAGTAGTATTAGCAGGTGCTAATCCATATTCCTGAGTGTACATAAAGTTAGAAGGATCATAAGCTACATCTAACTTAGATGCTCCATAATGAGTACCTAAACCTACATTAGAGGGATTAGGAGTAATAACAGTATCTTCTTGTGTACTGACTCCTGATCCAAACTGTAACTGTAAGGTTCCTTTAGAAGTAAATCTTGTTACAAATCTTCTAGGAGTCTTCTGTAACTTCATGGTAGCAGGAGTAGTAGTATTGTCTTCTGCAAAAATAGTGCCCTGTGCTAGGTAAGGTACTTCTGTCCATTCATTACCTCCTGAATCCTCTATCTTTAGTATTCCAATAATGTTACTATCTTCTAGAGCAAGGGTTAAAAACCTCTGTGCTGATCCTACTGTAAAAGTTTTGGTTTCTACTTCTCCAGATATTGCTTTTACTTTCTTTTTTAGTAAGAAAGAGTTTACTGCTCCTGTACTATCTTGAGAGTAAACAGTTACCTCTGTTGGTGAGAAAGAACTTGAGTAGTTAAAATCAATACTATCTTCAACATAAAATCTAGTACTGCCTGCTGCTTGGGATTCTAATTGTGTTCCTCCTGTTAGAGTAACTGCTTCTGTCCAGTTAGGTAGACCTGATGTTGCACTTACTTGCTGATAAACATCTAACTCTACTTGAGCAGCTGTAGTCATCTTAGGATTGTAACCCATCATGTAGGCTAGGCTGAATAAGTTAGCAGGCTCTTGTGCATACTGTAATAGGGATTCTTGATATTGAATATCTTGATAGTAACTCAATACATCTCCTACATATGCTGCCATCTCCATGTACATAGTACCTGGTGAAGTTGGAGAGAAATCATTGTAAGTATCTGGGAAGTAGTTCTTAGAAAATTCTACTAACTGTTTCTTTAGACTATTGAAATCTCTATCTGTGTATTTTACATCTATTTGTTTAGCCATTATGCTTCAAAGTTTATTGCAAGACTATCTTGTATGCTGGTTTCTGAAATAGAATAAGTCATATGCATTACAATAACTCCTGTTTTAGGGTTCATCTCTAAGGTTAACTTATTTACAATAACTCTAGGGAACATTATTCCTAGACTTTCAATAATACTCTCTCTAACTTCAGATAATCCTATCTCTGTAGCATTTTCAAATAAGAGGTTTCTTAGTCCTGCTCCAAAATCTACATTCAACATTCTCTCATTTCTTCCAGTTAGGAAGTAGTTCAAGATATTTACCTTGATAGCATCTTTACTTTCATAAGTAGAAGATAGTCCTCCTGGTCCCCTGAAGGGAAGATTTACTCCAATCGCTTT